TACGAGGATACCTTCTGCCGTCTAGACGGTGTGGATAGACACACAACAAACTCGAGAAAATTTCAGATCTGAGAAAGTAAAACTATACATTCTTAATAGAAATGGCTCATCAGTCAACAGGTAACAATACCTCATTAACCCGTCAGGGTCAGTCTAATAGCACAGGTGATGCTAGAGCACTTTATCTTAAACTCTTCTCAGGAGAGATGTTTAAAGGCTTTGAGCACAACGCTATCGCTAGAGACCTTGTAATGAAAAGAACCCTAAAGAACGGAAAATCATTACAGTTCATTTACACTGGACACACAACAGCTGAATTCCATGTACCCGGAAGGTCCATACTTGGTAACAGTGACGGTGCACCTCCAGTAGCTGAGAAGACCATCACAGTTGATGACCTTCTAATCAGTTCAGCTTTCGTCTACGAATTAGATGAAACACTTGCTCACTACGAATTGAGAGGAGAAATCTCCAAGAAGATTGGATATGCTCTTGCTCAGAAGTATGACCGCTTAGTGTTTAGATCTATCGCACGTGGTGCTAGAGCTGCTTCACCAATCACAAAGTCTAACTTTGTAGAGCCCGGTGGAACACAAATCCGTGTAGGTACAAACAACCAAGCATCTGACGCTTATGCTTCAGCTTCATTAATCAACGCATTCTATGACGCTGCCGCTGCTTTAGACGAGAAGGGAGTTTCTACTGAAGGTAGAGTCGGAGTCCTTAACCCAAGACAATACTACGAGCTTATCCAAGCTGTAGGATCTAACGGTCTTGTAAACAGAGACGAGCAAGGTGACTCCTTGCAGAAAGGAAACGGAATCATTGAGATTGCAGGCATCAAGATCTACAAGTCAATGAACATACCATTCTTTAGTTCTTATGGTACTAAGTATGGTTCTGCTTCCGCTACAAACCCCGGTGTAACAAGCCCCGGAAACGTAGGTTCATTCGTTGGCGAAGCTGTAGAAGATGCTGCTAACGATGTAACTGGAATCAACAACGAGTATGGTGAAGAAACAGAATTCGCTAACTCATGTGGTTTGATCTTCCAGAAAGAAGGAGCTGGCGTTGTAGAAGCTATTGGACCACAGGTTCAAGTAACTTCTGGAGACGTTTCAGTTGTTTATCAAGGCGACGTAATCTTAGGTCGTCTAGCTATGGGTGCGGATTACCTCAACCCTGCTGCATGCGTCGAGCTAGTCGCTGGTGCTGCTGCTGGTTCATCTGGTAACGCTGCATTCTAATGCACATTATACGGAGGGCTTCGGTCCTCCTTTTCTTATTTTTTAATTATGCCTTTTCCAACCACTAATGCGGTCAAAGAATTACCCGCTATAAATCAAATATTATCCACATGTGGTCAGGCTCCTGTAACCACTCTAGATCAAACCAACCCGGACGTTGCGATTGCTTATGATACGTTACTACAGGTGACTCGTGAGGTTCAAGCAGAAGGTTGGACATATAACAAAGAGTTTCACTACTTGTTCACACCGTCTGCAGATACCGCTACACTTAATCAGATACTGATACCTAACAATGTACTACAGTTAAAGTTATCTAAGAATAATGCTAACATGCAGTATGATGGTATACGTAGACAAGGTAAACTATACGATAGAATACACCACAGATACACATGGGAAGATCATCCTAGTGGAGTGGAGTGTGATGTTGTATGGGAGTTTGACTGGGTAGATTTACCAGAACCAATACAAAACAGTATAGTTGCCAGAGCTGCTACTATTGTGTCCCAGAGAATTGTGGGAGACACACAACAGTATGAGATGTTACAGCAACAAGAAGCGTACGCTAGAGCCTTAGCTATGGAGTACGAAACACAACAAGGACAGTTCACTATATTTGGACACCCTTATGACAAAACTAATTCCTACCCAGCTTATCAACCTTTCCATGCTTTAATGAGATGACAGCAGTAACTCAACGAATTGACAACTACCTCGGAGGAGTATCTAGACAATCTGATGACAAGAAACTTCCCGGTCAAGTCCGAGAGTGTCTGAACGCTTATCCTGATCCTACTTTTGGTTTAACTAAAAGAACAGGATTTAAATGGATTAAGAATCTAGGTACAGGAACTTCATATGATGGTGGTAAATGGTTTTACATAGCCAGAACTGCAGACGAAAGATATATAGGAGTTATTACTCCAAAACCTAACAGTGGATATGGTGGCATATCTATCTGGAACGTAGACGGTACAGTGTGTACTGTTAACATGGATACAAGTACAGCTGTAAATGCTGTAAACTATCTTACAGGTGCTCGCACAAACTACTCTATACTGACTGTACAAGATACATCAGTTATTGTAAACAACCTACAAACAGTAGCTAAACAAGCTGACCCTAACTTTATAGCTAATACACGTGCTACACTGGTACTCAGTGACACTGCTGTCAGCTCTACATACAGCGTAACAATGAACGCTGGAGGTGGTGCATCAGACCAGACATTTACAACAACAACTGGTACAGCAACTACATACGACCAGTTACTTACAACACTCAAGAATGGTATAGATGCGTTCAGTATCTCAGGACTAACAGTTACAAAGTTTCTAGGTACACTAGAGCTGAGTAGAGTAGTGAGTGGTACACGTACTGCATTTGCTATTGCCTGCCAAGGTGGACCGGCTAACAACAAGCTAGCTGTGTTCCAAGATCAGGTAGACAACGTAGCACAGTTACCTATACAGTCTTTTCAAGATCACGTTGTAAAAGTTATTAACACAGCATCGGCTAACGATACTTACTTTGCTAAGTTTGTAGCTGACAATGGTGTGTCTGGTACAGGATTCTGGCAAGAAGCACGTGACCCTAGCAAATCAGCAGGGCTTGATGCTTCTACTATGCCACACGAGCTAGTCAACAACAGCCTTAATAACTTTACATTTAAACAATTTGATTGGGTAGATAGACAAGTAGGTGATGATGTTACAAACTCACATCCTAGTTTTGTAGGTCATAAAATACAAGAAGCATTCTTTCATAATAACAGACTAGGTTTCTTATCTAACGATAACGTATCTATGAGTCAAGCTGCTAAGTACTTTAATTTTTATCATACTTCAGCTCAGATTATTACAGATGCTGACCCTATAGATCTTAGTGCGTCTACTATACGACCAGCTAACTTACATGCTATTATACCTAGTACTCAGGGTCTTGTACTATTTAGTAAAAATCAACAGTTCTTACTTACATCTGCGGACGGTGTACTTACACCAGCTTCCGCAACTATACGTCCTATTTCTAACTACGAGGTAGACATCTTAGTTGACCCAGTTTACATGGGTACTAACATTAACTTTATAAGTAAAACACCAAGTTACACACGTATCTTTGGTATGATTACTAGAGGACAGGACGAGAACCCACAGGTACTTGACGTAGGACGTGTTGTAAACGAATGGATACCACAGACTATAGACACACTTATAGCTAGTCCTCAGAACCAGTTTATAGCTATGTCTGACCAAAGCAATAAGGAGGTTTATTTCTACCGTACATACAGTGATGGTAAAGATACTCTTGTTCAGTCTTGGTTTAGCTGGGAACTTCCCGGTACAGTACAGTCTATACAGATTGACTCTGATGACTTCTTAGCAGTAACTAAACAGGGCAACCAGTTTACATTATCTAAAGTTAGTTTAAGTCAGAGTCCAGAAGACGCAGTTATCGTAAATAATGATGGACAAAAAATTAACCCCTGCATTGACTTATATGCTGCACCTAGCTCAGTGGCTTATGATAGCACAAATAACTTTACTAAGTGTTATATACCTTGGGCTAATGTTACAGGGCTAGATCCTATACTTATAATCAAAGGTACAACAGCTACAGGTCAGTTTATTGAATCTGGCTTTACTGTTACACCTACGATTGCAACAGATGGCACAGGTACATATTTTAAAATACCACTTAAAAACTTAACAAGTATAGCTAGTGATATTATCATTGGTTGGAAGTACGACTTTGATGTACTACTACCTAAAACATACTACAGAGTTGATGATGCGATGGCTAAGTCAGACTTTACAGCTAACCTAACAGTAGCTCGTATGAAGTTTGCTGTAGGTCTATCAGGAGTCATGGGCTTTAAGCTTAAGTCTACAGGTGTTAGACAAGGTAAAAGAGAATATACAGGAGATGGATCTACTACAGCATATAGCTGGAATGAAGATGACATATCTTACATAGATCAAGACCAAGTAAAAGTAAAGCTGGATGGTGTTGTGACCACAGCCTTTACTGTAACTAATAACACAACAATTACATTTAATACTGCACCAGCTAATGGTGTAGCTATACTGATATATCTAGACGAGTGGTACAGTTTACATCCTGTAGTGACAGCCGATAACTATTTAGCTAACGACATTGCACTTACAGGAGAGACTATATTCTCACTACCTATACATCAGAAAACAGAAAACTTCCAACTAAGATTATTTAATGATTCTCCGTTTCCCGTAGCATTAAACTCTATGATGTGGGAAGGACAATACTCACCGAAGTTTTACAGGAGGACTTAATATGATAGCTGGAGCTATAATAGGTGGAGCTATATCAGCCGGTGGTGCACTTATTGGTGGTAGTAGAGCTGCCAGTGCAGCTGCTGAACAAGCAGAGAAACAGAATGAAGCTACAATACGACGTTTTGAATATGATACTGCAAAGTATGATATGGACAGACAGCAGATACGAGCTAATAGAAGCTTTGCTGTTAACGAAATACTAGCTAAACAACGTAATGA